CGGCAACTATCCTCCGTGCCGACCTCGCAAATCATCGCCGCTCGTTCTGCTCGCGCAACTACCTTGGCGTTACATGAGCGGCACCTGCTTTGCTGATCCACTACCATTCTAAGCAGTTTTCGATAGGTGGTCATCACGCCCCCTCACTTTCGCGCCTGTAATCTATTGCTTCCGTGTTGTTGTTCGGGTCTTCGTGCCACTTCATGAACAGGTCTCGCTTGGCCTCGGCTCGTTCAAATAAAGCGTCTTTATCCAAATTGCGGATTTCCGCCACAGTAGCGATTGCCGCCATGACATCGGCCATCTCATCCCTGAGCCGGTCATCGATCGGCGGTCCGCCGTCGGGATGATCCTGCGTGTCGTAGTAGGCGAGTTTCTTACCGATCACCTGAAGGAGTTCGCCGCACTCCTCAGCCAGTTTCGCAAGCCCGTTCGCAGTCAGTGCCATTACGCCTCCCATTCTTCCGGCCACTTATCCAGCGCCTTGAGCGCGGCTATCACGACCAGCCTCGGCGGTGCGAACGTCACTGTGAACGTGCGCGAGTTCTCCCAGTCCGGCAACCCGATGCAGACGTTTCGCATCTCGTGCGAGAAGTCGTACCAGGCTTGCGCGGTGTCGATTGCCCGTTTGATCTCACCGTGGGAATTTCGGTCCGAGCAGTAGTGCGGCTGTGCGTAATCATCGTAGATTGGTTCGTCGCCTGTAGCCAGGATGGTGGCGTCCCATTCCGACATACTTTCCTCTGTCGCCAACATACGGTGCGGAATACCTTCCGGCCCGCTATCGTGCGTGCATCGCATGACGCGGTACCAGCGGTACCCACACTCCAGCGCCATCGCGCGGTTCAGGTCGTTGTCGCTCGGGGATGACATCACGCCCCTCGCTTCTTCGCGAACGCCGGACTGTACTGCCCGCGCTCCGACTTAACGCACCACTTCAAGTCCCCGCGCAGAACCGCCTCGTCCGGCGTATCCTCGCTCACGGAACCGCTCTTGTGGCTGTACTCGCAAGCGCCGTCGGCGAGCTTCGAGATGCGCCATATCCCGTCGTCGTCGCACCTGACTTCCAGCAGCGTCCCGTCCGAAAACGCCAGGATCGCAGATTGCGCGTCATCCTGGTACGTGGAATGGCTGAACTCTTCGGTTATCTGGCCCTCAAGTTCAATCAGGTCGTCCGACGCCCCGTAAACCTTTGTCTCGCTCATAATCCTTCTCTCCTTTTCCCCACCCGCACCACTCTCCCCCGCCCGCCCCCCTGTCCTCCCTCCCACCTTGGCTGCTGCTGCTCCGTGCGCGCGGGGCGGCGGGGCGGCGGCTTACCAGTTGTCGTTCGGTCCCGGCGCGTCGTGGTCGGGGTCTTCATCGAAATAGTCCGGGCAGGTTACACGCGTCACTCCCGTATCCGGCCATGCCGGTTCACTGCTCTCAAATATGAAGTCTCCGATGAACCGTCCGTCGCGGCGTATCTGCTCCACGGCGTGCTCTTTCGACCATGCAACCACCCGGCATCTGTCGCCGTCTCCGGTGCTGTAAACGTAGTGCATCGGCAGCTTGATTGGCTTCCCGTTCAGCACCGCTAGAATTCTGTTCGCGTTCGGGATCGTTTGCTCAACGGCTCGAATAACTGCCTTCCGCATATCTTCTGGAACCATGATAAAACCGGACATTACACACCTTCCTTTTTATGCAGCGTTGCCTTCACCGAAAAAGTTGTTAACTATATCGCGGGGCGGGTTTTTTGCTAGCGCGTCCAGCGCTTCCGCAAACTTCTCTGCGGGTTCGGTGAGCACCGGCGACTGTCTCACATGTTCACGATGTAACTTTGCAGGCTCGCTGTTCATGTCCAGCATCGTCTGCTTAACCGCCAATTGGCCGATGACTTTTTGAATGACAGCGCGGCCGGGCGGATCGTGCTCGTCATCCTTGGCAAGCATTCCCATTGCCTCGTAGCAGTAGTTGCGATGTTCCTGACTGTCCAGCCACATTACCAAGTCTGAGAGTTCTTTGAGCGTCCATATCTCGTTTGGCGTGCCTATCAGCCGGAAGATACTTCTCGCCACTTCCGAAGGACGCAGGTAGGATATTGGGTGGCTATGCGCTTCACCGGAGTTGTCTGTGGCAAATCCCACGCAGTCACCGGACGCTGTAAAACACGGTTGGTTGACTTGAATTCCTGCAAGTCGCCCAATCCATGCGGCCCATAGTCGGGGCGGCATTCGCTGATTGGTTTCTTTCAGTCGCTCGGCAGCGTTTACATCCGCCTCGAAGTTTCGAGGGCGCGGCAACCGAGCTTTCACATTGACGGCAGCAGGCATGGCTTCTCACTTTCTGCCAGCGGCGGCGGCGGCACAACAGCCGCCTTTGCCCTCCTTCGGCGTTCTTCTTGCTCGGCAAGTAACTTTGCTTCGCGTTCCCGTTCGGCATCGGCTCGCTCTTGCGCCTCCCGTGCCGACAGTTCGGCTTCGTCCTCCACGACTTCATCGGGAATGACAGGCTTGCCATTTCCGCTGCGCCGTATCCAATTCCGGGCGGTCGCTTGCCAGTCACGCATCGGGTTTCGCCCCACCATCCAGCCGTTGCCGGTGTAGTGGTCGAAATAAAATCGGGCTTCTGCCCCAGTCGAACCGTTCGCCCTGAAGAAATCACCGACAGTCTTCGCAGCAGGCGGCTCGAATTTTCGGCGAATTTTCTGCACATTCGAATTCGAAGTGCCGTGCGTGGCGTGATTTTCGCCCGTCAGGGCAGGCGCTTGCGCCTCAACTCTCTCTTCAGAAGGTGAAATAGAAGGTGAAATAGAAAGAGAAGGAGAAGGTGAAAGAGAAACGCTGTTTTCTGCCGTTTCTTGCTGTTTCTTGCTACTGCCGTCACGAAGTGCTTCCGCGTATGCTATATATTGCTGATTGGCAGGGAACCTAGACCCAGTATCAGCAACGCGCTTGTCGGAATTGATATAGCTTTGCCGTTTAAACCATGTCTGCGGCGGGAACGCAATGTACTGCTTGCCATCCACTTCGTACCGATCCCACAGGCCCAACTCGGCAATCTTCTCCAGCACGGCTTGTATCTGAGCGGTGGTCTCATCGAAGCCTGGGCAAACCAGCATCTTGAACTCGCGAGGATTTCCAGGCAGGCGGCCCCAGTCATCCGCCTGCGGAATTGCCATGAGGTACATTGCGACAGCGTTGTGACCGAATATCGAAAGGTCGGCAATTCTGGCGTCTTGGCTAACGTCTGTTGAGACTTCACGCTTGCGGCTCATCTTTGATCCTTAGCTACTTAGGTGTTTCGCCATGTTCGAACCGTGCTGAACGAGCCGCTGCACATGCCGCATCCCTCATTGCAATGTCTCCCCAAGTCAATGTCAGACCGAAACATTCAATACATTCCTCGTAACGAGATATTCCAAATCCAAGAGCGGTTGGGGTTGCGAATATACCGACTTCCCATCTGTGGTTATTCTGGCAATGCAGCCTAAATGCGAAATTTGCATTTGGTTGGCGCATTCCAAACGCGTCAACGCCCATCACACCGTCATCAATATGAATATCTCGCGAACCGCAAACTTTGCAAACATGATGATAAACGCGCGCTTTGAGGTCAGCCGATATTCCTGAGTATTCGAGAACGCCGCCAGGATCATGGCCCTTCTCAGTCCTGAACGGTTCAATACTAACCCAGTTCTTAATTGAGAACTTAGTGTTTCGGTCTACAGGGATAATCGCTTCTCCGGGTGCAGGGATGTCGCCGACAACGATGACGTACTTCTTTGATGCTTCCTCAAGCGCAAGCACTTTTTGCCGGTCCACATCCGAGTAGCTCGGGCCCTTTACCTCTACGAAAATATTGCGATCGGGTAAAAAGAAATCCGGCAGATAACGCATTTTTCCAATCTGAAATCCCTCTGCCTCGTATTCCCATTTCTCGTTGATGTTATCGAGCCAAATCGCCCAACGTGCTTCCAGCCTTGAGCGAAATTTGTACCCTTTGTAGTGCGCCTGAATCGCCTTTATTTCCACTTCGGAAGTCCTCTACAAGAATGAAAACGGGCAGATGCTCCTCGCGGCTCGCACCCGCTCGGAACACCTGCCCTCGGAATGCTGCATGAGCATCCGTCTGTTTAGTATAGTCGGGTGCGAGCCGCTATACCGAAAAGATTCCTATCGGGCGATAGCAGCCATTGTCGCTGCGGAAGACGTAGGCTGTTCTTCAGCAAACACATCTTCTTCGTCTTCACCGTTCAATTCCAGGTCTGGTGCAGCAGGCTCAGGCTTAATCCCCGCCTCTGCAAGCGACTGAACCCAGGCTTGGTCTGTGAGAAGCATCACCAGGCGAATATCGCCGTCAGTCGGCTTGTCCTTCTTACAGAGTGCTTTCGCGAGGTACGTAGCGTCGCCAGGATAGCCGAGCGATCTGATGCGGTCAGTAAACTACTCCAGTCGGTCTTCTGCCGTCTCGTCTTTTGCAACGGCAGGTTCGACATGTCCGATCTTCGCGTACACGGCGGCGATAGCGGCTTTCCAATCGGCGTTGCGAAGCAGGCAGACATTGTTCAGGTCCGTCGCAGTCGGCCTTTCCTTCTTGCAGATCGTGCGCGCCAAGAGAAGTAGGTTGGTGCGGTCGGTGTATTTGAATTCGTAGTTCGCGGCAGTGGTGGAGAACTTGTCGAATGCGGCTTTGTCGGCGGTTTTTGCCTCTGCCTTGGCCGCTGCTTTTTCTTCCTCGGTGGGTTCGGGAGCGGTTTGCGTTTCCACGATCTCGCCGGTTGAAGTATCTACCCGCTGGCCGTCGGCGTGCGGAATGTAGACCGATGGAACGGGATTGTCGGATTGCGCCATTTCTTCGGATGTGTAGAGACCGGAGAGTTCGGCGGGGAAGGCTTTGCGAAGGCATCGGCTCTCAGCGCATTTTGCGAGTTGGCTGTGAGGCATCTTGGCCCACATCGAATTCGGCTCGCCGCTCTTCTTCGTCTGCACATACTCGGCATACAGCGCACTGTCGGAAACCTCGTGCCAGGTTCCTTGCCGATATACATTCACATAGGCCGTGGCTTTAAGGAGGAAGCCTTCTTTGTCGTAACAGAACGTCGGCTCGCGACCCGGAACGTACCGGCCCGATCGGTCGGCAATCAGACGGAAGCCGTCAATACCGATCATGGCCTGCATAACTTCTTTGCCGACGCTCGCATCCCAACGCTTCACGGCGTGGATCTGGCGGGCAAAGGGATCAAGTCCGGTGCGCTGGCACTGATTGAGGAACAGTTTAAGTTCCAAGTCGTCCGCGCCTTTACAGATCGTGCGCTTGATTAACTCCACATCCAATTCCACCGGTTGCGGCTTGTGCAATACGATGTCGTCTGCGCTCATTTGCCTCTCCTTGAAACATCGAAATATATACAGTATAGCACATACAGTAGCATAAAGTATACGCCATTGTATAGAATAGTATGGTAATATGTTGTTTTATGTTGTGCTCTGCACACAAAAGGAGACCGTTTGCTATGTCCGATCAAGATACCAAAAGCTACCAAGTCAACATCCGGCTCAACGAAGTCGCAACTCGTCAACTGGCCGACCTGAATAACAAGCTGAACCTGGATAGGTCGGCACTTATCCGCATGGCGATCGCCTCACTTCACCGCGAGCAATTCCCCTCGCCCTCCCCCTCGCCGCAACCGCCGCCGGGGTCGTCGGGGTGAGGGAGGCTAGGCCGCTTCGTCGGTGAACAGGTTGCCCTGTGCGGCGGCGTGCGCTATCCTGCGCTCGGCAACCTTGAAACACTCGGCGTCGCGCCCGATTAAGCGGCGGATGAAATCGCGCCTTACGGCACGGGCACAAGCCTGTAAAAATCCATCCGCCGAAGTTGGCCGCTCGTGTTACGTCACCGCGGCCTGTTCCCTGACTGATCTCTCAGAAAGGCAACCACTTCAGGCCGCTGCAGCAGCGTCCGGCAGGTTGCGCCGGTTGGAGCATGTACACGCTCCGTGAAGCAGTCCTGTTCGCCAACAAGAGAAGACCTGTACCCTTGCTCCGGTTCCGCGTCTCCGCCGGCAATCTGGGAGCGGTAGTCTTGCAGGAATGTCGAACTGCTTCACGCAAAGTGCATGTCTAATGCCGCGTCCGTTATGGGCGTCCACGGCCTCGGTGTTTTTCGATCGTTGCTCGCGTATCCCCGATCGCGCCCCGGTATCAGCGTCATTCACATAGCCGTCCTCCCTTCGTCGGTGGAACGTAGGGGCCGTCCCCGCAGTGGCCTCCAGAGCGGGGTCGGCGTCGTGTTCCGGTGGGTGGTGTTCCGGTGGGCGCACATCTCACAAATCAAGGTGGTTCTGCTTCGGCTTCTTCCGGCACTCGCACGAATTGAGGTTGATGTCGCCGTACCGCATCAACTTGAAATCGTGGCCGTGGTCAACACACCACGCCGCCGCGCGCTTATTGTCGCGCTTGAGTTGTGCATCCTCGGTTCGTCCGTCACAGAGGTACGACCAGCCGCCACAGGACCGGCAGACGGCAACGTAGGTCGGATAGTCGGCGCGGGGGTCGTCGGCAGCGATTGTGGTCATGCCGCTGCCTCCTGTACCGCCGGTACAAGCCCAATCGCCAGCCGCCGCTCACGCAACCCGGCGTGCGTCTCTCGCCGGTGCGCGACGAGGATTTCCGCGTCGATGTCATCTATCTGCGCCTGGAGCGCCCTCATTTGCATCTGCTTCTTAAGGCGGCGTTCGCGCAGGGTGTCGGTTCGGGTCATTTGCTTATCTCCTCAAAGTTTCGCAATGATGCCCTCGATCGGGCCAATATCAAAGTGGAGGCGAGTACCATTCGTCTTGCGTCGAAGCCTGACGGAAAACCACGGCCCCAGTATCGGCTTGACAATGGCTGTCGCCTTGCGCGGTCGCCAGTACATCACGCGCAGCCACAGTACGCGCAGATACCACGTGGGCGCATCTTGTGTTCTGAAGTTGAACAGCCTAGTCATCTCCACACCCCCTTCACAACCAGCCACACCAGCCCGATCAATATCCACCCGACTACCGAGAGGCAACCCCAGGCAACCGCGCCCGCGCCTTCGTCGTGGCGCTCGGGGTCGTAGTCAGAGGCGGCGTCTTGCTGTTGCTGTGTCAGTCGATTGCGCATCGGTCACACCCCATATCAAAACTGAACGCCGGTTCGTCGCCTGCGAGTTTGCGCCGTCCTTTGCGGCTCGGCACTTCGTCGGACAATGCAAGTTCAATCAGCGTTGGGCCATCCTGCATCCACCGCAGGCCGTTCGCTGTTTCGAGCGCGGCGGCTTCCGCGAACTTCTCTGGCATGTGGTAAGCCAGCGCAATCCAATCATTCTTTCGATAGTTTTTGCAGGGAGTGCAATTGGCGTGCTGCATGAACTTGTAGACACGGGGCGGCTTTATGCCGTGCTTTGCGAAGTACCCGAAACACTGCGGCTTGCTGACGCCCCACTCAATCAGCGGAAACCAGACGCTGTGCCGTTCCAAGTCCCAGTTCGCAACCGTGCGATCTGCTCGCCTTTGTTCATCCACGTCGTAGCCGTAGGCGACACGCAGCGGCTCTGTGTGGGCGTTCAGGTAGGCTCGGCTCGGAATGATCTTGAGGTCCCGGCTGCACGGCGACAACTGGCGAGCAGGGATCATGTGCTTGTCCGCGAAATACTGAAACAGGTCGCGCCCGTCGCTCGCTTCCACGACGTTCAGCCCCCACCGATCCGCGACTTCCCGCCCGAACCGATACGTGTCTTCGTCTTCGCGCTTCGTGTCGCTGAAAAGGCAGATTGGAGCGCGGCACTCGTCTTGTAGGCGGCAAGCGATGTAGGCCGAACAAATCCCCATGCTGTAGAACACGAGGTCTTGTGTCATCGCCCCATCACCACACCGCCCATCGCCCAACCGAGCGCAACTACAAACCCGACCGCCGCCAGCGCGAACACAAGCACTTGACGGCGATAGATGCGCCGCGACTGCCTCCACGCGGCTCTGCGGGCCTCTAGGTGGGCTTCGTGGGCGTCCTGGGTGTCGCCCTGATCGATGAAGGAGCCGGTGGTGCCGTATTCGTCGCGATACCTTGCTCGTGCGCTCATCTGTATCCTGCTCCCCTCTGCTGACGCTCGCATGCGCCTTCTGCCGCGTCGAGAAGTGCGCGCTCCGAAGGAGAGAGTTTGTCGTAATCTAGCGGACTTGCCACATAATCGTGCCGCTCGCAATCGTCTTTGCATTGCCAATAGTCAGGGTATGTGGAGCCTTCCTGGAAAATCAAATCAAAGTTTGCAGGGTCGTCAACGACGCCGCAAATCGCACAGGTAACGTAGTTGCTCATGCTGCTGCCCTCCTCTGCCTCTTCGCCGCCACACCTGCCGCACTGAGGTTAAGCCTTTGCTGCCGACGTAACCGCTCGCTACGCCGCAGGTCGGTGCATATCAGCCCCGCTGCTTCCTCGGCCGCGTAGCGTGCTTCGACGGCGCGGCGGTGCTGGCGGCGTTCGGCGGGCGTGGTGGGGCGGGGGGCGGTCATCAGATACTCCACGATCCGAGCAGGGGCCGGATTTGCGTTCCCGTCGCGACGCTATCGAGCACGTTGTCAAAGGCGAATTCGATGACCTTGTGGGGCCGTTCGATAATATAGGTGAATGTCAGCAAACCTTCGCCAGAGATGCGGTAACGGAGCCGTGCGGGAACTTTAATGAGTGGACCGCCAACGAACGGCGATAGTCCGAGAGTGAACTTGGTTGGGACTTTGAGATGACCTTTTGTCGCCGTACCGTTGATCTCTTCGGCGAACTCGAACTGAACAGCACCGTTGTCGAGATTGATGCCGGACTTGAACGCGACCGACTTCTTGGCCTCCAACTTTGTCGCACTCTCCATGATCGTCGCGCTCTCAGGCTCGGCAATATCGGCGAGGTTGTCCTCAAGAAACTCGGCAAAATCGACTTGCTTCATCGGCTGATTGTTCTTGCTCATCCACGTTCGCCACTCAATCGATAGCTCTAAGGTCAGCTTTGCGGTATGGGTGCACCATGACGGTTCGTCTTCGCCGCCGTGGTAGTCGATGACGGCGGTAAACGAGTTCTCGGTGCGCTTGGCAAAGATGCGGGTGTTCTCCGTCTTGAACTGATCGACATAGGTCTGAAACGACGCTTCGTCAGTCAGTGCGACCTTTGCACGAATGCGCGTCGGCGTCAGCAGAAGGTCTTCCAGGCTCTTCGGCGCATAAGCGTCCGGCAGAATTGCAAACGGTACCGTCATGCCGTCGCTGTGGATGTCGTGAACGGCCGCGCCGTGCTCAAATGCGGCGTCGTACTCGGTTCTCTCTTCGCTCATCGTGTTTTATTGATCTCCAGTAGTTCGCCCATGTTGGCCTGTCGCGGATCAGTGCGGGTAAGGTCGCCGCGTTCCTCGTCGAAGAAAAACTGCGTGCTCTCCTTTGCTCGCTTCGGCGGCGTGCCGACTATTTCGTCGCGGATCGTCAGCCGGTTTCCGCCCGCAGGCTCGATCGTGATTTTGAAAGTCACTGTGCCCGCTTTGCCGGTATCCGATACCTCCGAAGCCACGCGCTGAAGTTGCTCCTCGAATTCGATTGCGGCCACTCCCTCGCGAATGCCCGTCAAGAACCTTGCTAGTTGCATCGTGTCTCCTTTTGTAAAAGCGCCCTCAGCCTCACGACCTCCGCCTCCAAATCCACGCATCGCGCCTCCGCCACAACCGCCCGCCTCCGCATCCGCTGGTACGGCGTGTTGGCCTCATCGTGCGCCTCCAGAAACTCCGCGCGGCGGGTGGCGCAAGGGGAGTAGGCGAGGGGCTCGTCGGGTGCGGCCATTACGTCGGCTAGTAGGCGGTCAATCGACGCCTGCGGCCATTTTGTGAGCGGCACGAAGTGTTCTGTGGTCATCGTGTGTCTCCTGTTTACGGAAAGTCGGGGCCGGGTTCGCGGTCCTCGTCGTCGCCCCATTTCCCTGCTTCGACGGCGTGGAGTTCTGCGTATTCTTGCTTTGTGAGCAGCACGTCGAACGTGATGCTGTTTGATCCATACGACCTTTCGAAGTTCAGGTCGATCTGGCAACGGTGCCCTTGATCGCACACAAGGCACGCTATGAAAGAAAAGAATCCGGTCAACTTCCCGCTGTCGAACGCTTCCGTGACGGTTCCGTTCTGGAAGTCAACCTCGTGGTGAGTGCGCTCAGTGAACACGCTTGCAGGCACGTCCGGGTCAACGCCCATCTTCGCAGAGCCGCAGACAGGGCAGAGAAAAACGGCTGCTTGGTAGCGGTCGTGCCCGAAAGCGCAATGCACCCAGTTCGGCACCAGGCAACCGTAGTGGATGTGGTTCGACAGGTCGATAGGACGAGCCGGTGTGTTAGGCTGGATCATTTGCTTGCCTCGTACGCCCGCTGGCAGCCGAGTTCGACGGCGGCGGTGAGTTCGGGGTCGGTCATGGCATCACCACCTGCACGTTCAAGCCGTTCAACGTCTCTTCCAAGAGAATGTTCTGAGCGTCCCAGGCAGCGGCCCTGGCAGCGGCCCTGGCAGCGGCCCAGGCAGCGGCCCAGGCAGCGGCCCTGGCAGCGTCCCAGGCAG